TTATGTTTATAAGGATTTATAATTTCAATTCCATATTCATTTTCCATAACAGAAAATTCACCTTGCTGCATTCTTTCACCATATCTTCTCGCTCGTATTTCCAGTGCATGTATATCTTCTATTGGTTGACAATGAAAAAATAAAGTATTTGTAAATGGGTTTATGGACAATTCAGCAGTTTCTAATCTATTAAATTTTATATCATATTTTTTAGGAGATACTTTATGATGTTTCTTATTTAATTTTGTTGTATTCACAGGAAGAATATAAATTCCTGACCCCATTATATCATTAATTGTATTTTCAACAAGAACTATTAATTGTTCTAAAACTAATATTATAGGATTTAGATATGCCAAAGCTAAAGTTCTATTAGCATACATTAAAGTTTTTCCTGCTTCTAATGTAGCACGATAAGTTTGTAGAAGGTTTTCATAATGTTCAATAACATCAGTAAATGCACTATTACTTTGAAAACTAACACCTAACCATTGATTATTAATTCCTGCCTCTTTAAACAGTTCCCATCTTTCATCACCAGACATAGATTGCCATTGGCCAGGAGATCCACCTTTACTTAATTGAACCGTATTTTCTCTATTATCAGCATTTAAATCTTTCCAATCTTTTTTAACATCTTTTGAAAATTTATCTGAACTATAATCTGATAGCCAACTCATTTATTATCTTCCTCTTCCTTAATTTCTTTAAGATTGTCTGCTTCTTTAACAAACTCTGATTTAAGATCTTTTAAAGATTTTAATAAAATTTCCATTTTATCCAACATTTGATTTGGTGGTAATTCTTCTTTTGTTGTTTTCCATTCAAGTTCTTCTTTAACTTCCATAATATTTGCCCCTTCCGTTCAAAATATCGAATTGATTTCTTTTATCTCTAATAGACTTATAACGAAAATCTATAGCATCCACCTCATCTACAACATTTGATATAAGATTAATATCATTACCTAAACTTAAATTAACAACCTCATATATACTTCTTCCATAAGGTGCTAATGAAGTTGCGGATTTAGCTGGTATTGCTGAAACTCTTATAGCAGGTAAAGTTCCATCTCCTGATTGTGATCCTGTATAAGTTGGTTCACCAATTCTAGAATTTAGTTCTGTTATTCTATTTGTTATACTTGTATTCGCAGGTAATAAAGATGAATATAAATCTTGAACATTTGAAATTGAAAATGTTGCCCCATCATAATTGTTAGTATTATATTGAGTAGAATCACCATCAACATCATTAATATCTAAATCACAATTTCCAATAGAATTATCAAACTCTTCTGCTGCTGATTTTTTTGATGAACTATATTCAATCCCACCAGAAATTTCCATGATTGGATCTCTGTAACTCGCCAAACTGTCCAAAGCACTAATTTTTGATTTTACATATTGATAATCAGAAGTTGAGTAAACATTATTTCTTAAATCATTATATCTACAAGAAGTTTCACTAATTAAGTATACTAATGCATGTGTATAATTCGTAATTTGTCCAGTACTAGTATCAATATTTGGTGAAACATTATGATTAAATTGATGTGTTTCTATTTTATCATTTGAATTTAAATATAATATAGTAACAGTTGGTGGATTCGCAGAAGAACCAGAAGAATTATTATAAACATGAGTGTTTCCTACTGGTGCATTACTATCTCCCCACGAATATGGAAATCCAGATGGGACTGTTCCATTATTAGGATGTTTGGCATTTTGTGCATATCCAGAAGTTGATGAAACTGATAACGGTGCAGAACTATTAATTACATCATTTAAATCTCCTCTAACTCTCTCAATAGCACTTGTTAAAATTGTTGTTCTTCCATCAGCATATTTTGCTAAAGGTTCCTCTCCACGTCCTGCACCAGATTGAGGTATTGTTGTTGGTGATACTTGAAAAGTTGTAACTACTGTTTCTGTCCACGTATGAGTATTATTAGAGTTTTCTACTTCTTCTGTAACAATTGTAGGTTGAACTTGTTGTAAAGGATTTGGTAAGTAAAAAAACTTTGCTGCCGCATCAACCATATATCTATAATCACCAATATTAGTACCACTATTATCTTTTCTATTTTCATCATATTTAACAAATCTACCAACAAAAATATCATTCATTCCCATACTTTGTGGTTGTACACCTGTATCTGTTCCATATTCATTTCTCGCACCCTCAACTGCAGGATTAAATGGATTCAATTCAACATTTGGATAGTTTCCTGAATGTTGACCTACTTCATTTCCACTAGAAAGTAATTCTGGATCAGCTGACTTAAATAAATCCATATTCCCGTAAGGACTAACAAATTTAGGTAATCTGCTTTCAAATCCAGTATTATCTAATAAAGTTGTTTCAGTCGGTGATTCATTTACCGCTGAATAAACCGCATCATTATCGCCAGTGGGTTTCCAATTAGGATTAGGTTGCATACCTTCAGTAACTACTTGTGCTAAAGCAAATAAAGAATGTTCATCCTCTATTAAATTTTTTACTTGTATTTCAGTATCAGTAAAAATTAAATCTAGAGTTGAACTTAATATAATAACATTATCATCAGTATTAATAGCTGTTACTGTTAAATTTGAAGACCAATCTGAGTGTGACAATTCAGCACCAATATTAACCAAACTGGAATTTGAAGATAACAATCTATCTGAAGCCGTATTGCTTAAAAGATCTATAACAGAATTTCCAGTTATTGTTATATTTTCATAAACTGGTTCAAATCTTTTTAATCCTAAAAACCTACCAACAATTGGTGGTTTTGTTGTTATTCCATCAGAACCTTGATCCAAATCATGAGATAATGTTACAAATTGATCACCTGTACTGTTAAATTCAACTGATCCAATATTAGCATATGCAAATAACTCATTCCAATTTCCTTCTTCATCCACAACACTATCACCAAAAGAAACTGTATTTCCAAATACCATACTCGCAGAAGGATTTACAAATGCTGTATTATTACTTGTAAAATCTAATAAATTTCCTGTTTCCCTACTTCTAACAAAATAATAATCACCAATGTAATTACTGTATGTATTTGATGTTCCATCTGATTGTATAGATGTTTCAGTACTTCCAGAAGTATTATTTAAAGATATAGAATATGTATTATCAATGTCTTTAATCAATACAACAAATTTTGGTTTAGAATTAGTACCAGTAATCAAAGAAGGAAAAGAAAAATTAGTTAAAGATGAATATGAAGAAGAAGAATTTAAATCATAATACAAAACATCTCCACTTGATGCACCTAAGCAATTTGCTCTAATTTTAGAAAGTTCCAGAGTAACATTATGTAAATTTTGACCTGATCCATAATCAATATATAATGGAGCACATAAATGTTGAAATGTATCTTCAAATAATTCTATTTCTTTAATAGTGTTTAATCTTGAATCAATAACCTCAAATGAAGCATTATTCAAGTCACTAACTATTTCATCAATTTTTTCATTTCTTGTTGTCATGACGGCGGTCCTGATACTACTACTGGCGGTGATCCAGGAATTATTGCAGTTATTGTTATATTAATTGTATAATTATTTATCGCTTGGGATAAATTTTCTCCAAAAACAGATCCTTGTGGTGGATACTTTTGAAATATCATTCTTAAATCAGAAATTAATCCAGCGGGAACTGTAACAACTGTTATAAATCTATTAGTTGCTAAAGTCATAAAACATTGGTTTATTTTTCTAGCAACATTTGAACCAACAATTCCACCTGAAGGCGATCTCCTTTCAAAAATGTTTGCTAATTGTGGTGTCAATGTATCCAAACCAGACATATTTACAAAAGTTCCACCTGCAGGGTCCATTAAACTATTTGTATATTGTCTCAACCCATTTGTTATAATGCGTCCTGTTTCATAACCTGAAGTATTATATTTTCCAAATCCACTCATTAATGTGGACTTCAATGCAGGTAAGTTTAATGCCATAGTTATCCTATATTATACATGCAGCAATTTTTAATTTTAAAGCTTGTAATTGTGATGTATTTAATGGTGTTCCACTATTACCTGATCCTGTTGGTACAGTAATTTTTGCTATTTCATCTATTAAATCATCAAAACAACTTTTTAAAGATTTTGCCGCAGAACCCATTTTTATTGGAGCTTTAGAACTTATAGATAATCCACTACTATCCAATACCATTATTCCAGGAGTTTGTGCAGTAATTGATCCTGGTAACATCAAAATTCTTCCCAATGTTCCGGATTTACCCAAAAACATTTTTATCCATCCAGTAGAACCTTCAGTTAATTCAGCTACACCAATTTCTATTGGACTTAAACCTGTTGTCATATTTATTCCAGAACCAGGAACTCCAGGTGCACCTGATACATTTATATTAACCGCACCAAGTTCTGTACCAAGAGTCAAGTTACCATTTATTGTTTTTAATTTTGCTGAACCTTGAGATTGAATATCAAAACTAGAAGTATTTGCTTGAAATTCTGATGATTTTATATTCAATGAACCACTTCTAGCAAAAAGTCTTATATCAGTATCACCTTCTATTCTTGCAGTTGTTCCTTTAAAAACAAATTTTGAAGTTTCTGTATTAAATGATCCTGTTCCACCAACATCAAAATAATAATTACCCTCTTCCAAATATGAATAATAAGAACCACCGGCTCCAACCTTTGTAATAAAATTTCCATCTGTTGTTGTTGAATCTTTATTAACAAATAATTGATAACCACCATCTACTGTTTCCAATTTTTGTCCTGAAATATGTTGATATAAATTATCATGGATTATATTGTATAATTTATTTGTAGATTTATTAACAACAGTACCATCATTATGATATTCTAAAAATGATCCTGATCTATGATACAAATGTATTCTTTCCGCATCAGGCGTATCATCCATTTCAAATACATGACCACTTTCTGTTTGAGTAACATGATTGTATGGGTATCTTGCATTATAAGGACTTTGTGGTTCTCTAAAAACTGTTATTGATGGAAAATTTGAAGGAGTCACAAATTTAGATTCTGTAGAATCAGAAACACTTGAAACACCCAACATACTTGCAACGTCAGGATGTAATGAAAATGATTTAACAGCACTCCTATGTCCTGTTAATTGACCAGCTGTTGGTATATTATCATGTCCACCATCAAATATTGATTTTCTTTTTCTCGCAATAATTGAAAAAGGACTTTCAACTGATTTTAATCCATCTGATCTTAAACCTGAAGAAGAATCATAAAATCCTCTAGCTAAAGGTGGTGTTGTTGGTTGATTTAAATAATTAAAATCAGGATAGGGTGACATTTTTTCTTGTTCTACAATATTAACTGGTCCTTTATCAAAATTCAATTCTGCAGGTTCTCTAGGTACTTTATCTGTTGTTCTTTGATTATCAGCACCATTTATAAGAGATCTAATTCTTTTTTCCATTGATTCACCACTAAAAGCATGTTCCAACTCACCTAATGTGGAATCATATGCTCTACTGTCATAAAATCCTTGTGTAAATGTATATACTGCTCTTGCGTCTTGTTCTGGAATTCCTGGCAATGTTCCCAACATCATAGGATCTTGTGCATTTTCACCATCTTTAAAAAATCCCATAACCCAAGTTCCCTCAACAGGACCAACAGGAGCTTGACCTACAGAAGTTTGAGATGCTGATGTTATTGGCATCAATGGAAAGCACCATGGAAGGTCACTTGTTTTCATAAATTCTTTATCTTCAGTATGCCAACCAAGAATTCTAACTTTACATCTTCCCAAATATAAAGGATCGTGTCTGTCTTCAACTACACCAATCCACCATACAAATCTAAATCCCATCGATTCATTAGATAACATTAATCTTCATCTCCCATTACTGAATCATCATCACCAAACTGCATAATTGGTAAAGGTAATTTTCTTGATAAACTGTCTTTCATAACATGCATACTTAATGTATGTGATACATCAGCTTGATCTTTTGTAAAAACGTGTGCAACTCTTGTTGTAATATAATTTCCTGAAACTAATGTATTAGATCTGGCACCTGAAGATATTGTAGCTGGTGAATTAACAGATTCACCCAATGCTGTGGGAATATCTAAAAATAGTATATCACCAATTGATCTATGAGTATTTCCTGGAGCTTTTATATTATAAATGAAACTATTTAATAATATTTTTTGCATTTTTCTATTAGAAAACCATTTTTCAATATCAGTATCCCTAATATTAGGATCTTTAACTAAAGGAGAATCATCATCAAAGGCAAATTTAGCCCAACTTCCCTCATTAGTAGAAGCTAAAGTAATATTAGATTTGGGTTTACCTAAAAGATCTGAATCATGTGAAATTATAGGATTGTCTGACATTTTAAAAAAATCTGATTCATAAGAAATTATATTTGGACTATCTCTTTTATATGATGCATCGCCCAAATCATCAGGATATTGAATAGAATCTCTTGTAATTAAAGATTGTGTTGATGGATCAAATACAGAGTTTTCATAATTATTATTATTTTTTTTCTTATAATACAAATCATGAATATCATATTTCATTCTTAACATATTATGAGTGATTAATCTATTTGCATACATTCCTTTTTTTAAATTTTCATCAACTGCAATTGCACTTATTCTGTAATATTCTGAAATATTATGTGAACCGTGTGCAATACTTTTATAATAATCATTATATGGTAAATTATTTGGTGCATGAAAATAATTAAATGTTGATTCATTTTGCATTATTGATTCCAATGATCTAAATTGAAATCCATATTTTAAAGTTTCATAAAATGAATAAAATGCACCAAAACTTTTTGTATCATAAGTATTAGATGACATTGACCGAGAAGATAAAAAAGAAAATGCTTGAAATGGTGTCATATTTGGAATAGTAATATTATATTGTCCCGAAGTATCCTCTACATCTATTTTTTGAACATAATCACCAAAATGTGTAGACATAAAAGGATGAGAAATATACTCACTGTATATGTCTTTAACCATTTCACCAATAGATTTTTTTCCATAACATTTTTGAACTTTATTTTGTATATTTAAAATATATTCAATACTTCTAAATTCTAAAGTGTACTGATGAACTCTATCATTACTTGGATCTCTACGAAAATTTGTCATTTTAGTTATTCTAAAAACTTTATCAATTTCATCAATAGAAGAACTGCCTTTTGATTTAAAAGTTACATGCAAAAATTCATCACCCACAATTGGAATTCTTTCCCAATGTCCAACAGTATCAACAATTTTTATATATCCTTCGACGTATGGAGAGAATATGTTTTCAGCTATTTCCATTGATGAGAAAATAAATTGTAGATCAATATTAATATTAAAATTAAGAGGACTAATCAATTTTAAATTAGTTATTTCTACTTGTCCTGGATTTGAAGGTAAATTTGATGGGCCGATATACCTTTTTATAGAATTATGATCTTGTAATATTTGATCAAAATTAGGATCAGACATTCATTTCCTCAAAAAGTTTTCTGGCATTGTTCATAATATCTTGAACGTAAACATCTTCTATTAATTGTATAAAACTTTTATTTCTGTTCAAATTAAATTCATATTCATAATTTGTAATTACTTTTTCTGTATTAGTTCCCAATTGAATTAATCTTCTATATTGACTTTCATCAATTTCTATAGTTCTTTCAAGAATTTCAGGATGATCAGGAGTTGAATCAGTAAAAGATTGAATAATTTCTTCATAATGATGAACTGTTGATATAGCATCATCCAAACTTCCATATTTGGTTATAATAAATTTTCTTAAACATTCTTGTGACATCGGCCAATCAAATATTGGATCAAAAATATTATTAGACAAAAAAACTATCCAAGTATAATCAGTTGATCCATAATATTCATTTGCAATATTATCTGGTCTTTGTCCATCTTTAACAATGTATGGATAATAGGTAATCAAATCTTGTTTAACAGTTTTTTTCAATTTTGTTCTCATGGTAATATCAGTAACTAACTTTTTATGAATTTGATCAATAGGATTTCCTAAATTATCCTTTGCCTTATCAAATGAATAATGAACATTTCTTATATTTCTAAAATAATCTGACATTTTTAATACTCCTAGTTATTATGCTTGCCGTCATCGTTGAGTTCTTTATCTCTCTTCGCTATTATTTTTTCTCCACGAACTTTAAAGTCATCTTTGATTGCAAAATTATCTGATGTTGTATTATTATATTCTAAAATAAATTCTGTTTCTTGAAAAGACATATCTAATTTGGTATGAACAGGCATTGGTTCTTTACCAGAGGTCGGAGGATCATAAAATGACGGACCTTGTGGACCATCAAAGTTCATATTCATTTTTGTCAATACTGATCTTTTTATTCCCATTTGTTTAAATTGTTTAACACTACCTTCTCCAGACCCGATATAAAAATCAATATAAAATTCATGAGGAAATCCAAAATAAACACTTTTTAATTTCATAAAATCATTCATTTTTGGTAACATTTTAGATTTAAAATTTTGAATCAACTTAGATACAGATTCTGCTTCTATATAAGACCGTGGCCAAAAATCAAAAGAAAAATCATGTACCCTAAATGCTCCTGGGCCTTTATATAATAAAGATGAATGTGGATTTATAGCAAATCCTAATCCCGCTTGAAGAGGATTCAACATACCACTAGAACCTGCGGACCCAGCCACCAAAGTACCAAATCCTTGAGCTGAATTAGAAATTGTATTCATTGTTTGTTCTACTATCATTCCTGTGCTTAAATTTCCATCACTGACTCCTTTATAAACCGCACTTCCCACCGCACCCAAAACAGCAGATATTCCTGTAATAAGTGGATGTTTAGTTATAACTGAAGCGGCCGCGGCTGGGCCAAATGTTACAGCCATATCAGTCAGACCTTGCTCAAATACTCTTCCACCTCTAAATTCTTCATACTTTCCTTCAAAATTAGTTCTTAACGCATTTGGTGGAATGTATAGTGCAGTCAAAGATGATTTTGATGAAAGTCCCAGATTAGTTCTATTTCCTGGTCCTCCTGGTTTTGCATAAAATAAAACAAAATTTTTACTTTCTGAAGAATCACTTCCCAAATTTGATGGATATTTAAAAATATCCAATGTTCCGGGATTTCCCTCTCGAGAGGACGCATCTCCATATGAAACTGTTCCTGATGGAACATTTCTTGCTGCATTATTCATTATTGTTGTTGGATCAGCCATTTTTTTATTTCCTCTATAAATATAATATAACTATGTAATTTAATCTATTTCTATTTATTCAGATGATTAAAAAAGGTAAATATAGACCAATAAACCCAAATAAATATAAGGGAAATCCAACTAAAATTGTATATAGATCTGGTTGGGAAAAAAAGGTAATGGAAAAATTAGATTTAAGTCCACAAGTTGAAGAATGGGCGTCAGAAGAAGTTGTAATTCCATATAGATCACCAATAGATAGGAAAATACACCGCTATTTTCCAGATTTTTGGGTAAAATTTGCCAATAAAAAGGTCGTAATTATTGAAGTTAAACCAAATCGAGAGACAAAACCACCAAAAAAACGTGAAAAATCAAGAAAATTCATCAATGAATCCAAAAAATACGCAAAAAATGAGGCAAAATGGAAGGCCGCAGAGGAATTTTGTAAAAATAAGGGTTGGCACTTCCTAATTCAAGATGAATATGATCTAGGAATCAAAAAAAGAAGAAAAAAAGATGGCAAAAATAAAATATAGTCAAAATTTTGTTGATATTCTAACTGATGTTATCAGAAGAAAAGAAATATCAAAAGAAACTAAAAGATCTGCTCAATGGTTTAGGCATCAAATAAAAAATTATAGAAGAAATCTAAATGTTAAGTTTGATGATACTAGTATGACATCAGAACAACTTATGGAAAAGACAAAATTGATAAAACCTGGTGCAATCAATGAAGCAAAATTGACTTTATTTCAATACAGAGCAAAACATGCTAAAAAATTACCATATTATGACAGATTTCCAATGTCTATGATTATTTCCAAAGAAAGTGATAGATTTTGGGGATTAAATTTTCACTATTTACCATATACACACAGAGCTCAATTATTAGAAGCAGTTAGATATGGGGCAAGAATTAATTGGAACTCACTTAAAAAAAATAAAATTGTTGCACCTTGTATAAAACAGTATTTAATTAGTCATGTTCAAGGAAGTAATGGTATGACTATTGAAGGAGTAGACCAATTGAGATTTGCTATATTTTTACCAATAGAAAACTTCAACACAAGTAAACAAAAAGTCTGGAAAGACTCATTAAGGATGGTATAATGCTTAATTCAACTGATTTTATTACAAATTTAAAAAAACACAGAGGAATAGCGAAAGCTAATAAATTCCAATTATGGCAAATTGGTGGAAAAGTCCACGAAGAAATAATTAAA